AAGTTCAACTTCGAGTACGGCGGCAAGAACAACGCAGGCAAGACCGCTTTCCTCAATGGCGATTGGTCATACCACAAGCTCGGCCTGACCATGCAGGAGATGCAGGCGATTGAACGCGAGAAATGGACGGTCGAACAAATCTTCCTGATCCATGGCGTTCCGCTATCGGTGGCGGGTATCAATGGCGCGGCGAACTACGCCACTGCGCGCCAAGACGACATCAACTTCCGCAAGTACGAGTGCGTGCCGTTGCTTGACCTGTTGATTGGTCGCATCAACATGGCGGGCGGGATTGCCAAAGCCTATGGTGACAACCTGCGCTACGACTACAGCATGAGCGGGTTGATCGACGTGGAGCAAACGCTCAAGGACTACGGCCCAATGGTCAAGCTCGGCGCAATGACTCCTAACGAGCTGCGCGAAAAGGCAGGCTTGCAACGGATTGATGATCCGTACTTGGATCAATTCTTTGTGGAAAGCGGCTTGGTGCCAATGGCTGTCGCTGGGATGACTGGCGCTGGCGATCAGTCACAAACCCTATGAGGTATCAGCGCGTCACCCCGCTTACCCGATGCAAGCCGCAGTGCGGTTGTCGGCACTTTGTTGCGCCGTCGCGTGTATTTGCAAAAATTGCAAAAAGTAAGCGACCTGAGGGCGGCTGGACAATGGAGGCTTTCCTGACCAACAATGGTCGGCAACTGAGCAAGGACTTATTGAATGCGCAACGCGCCGCCAAGGCCAAAGGCGCACGCATGCTGACCAAGCCCTTGACCGCAGTGATGCGCGGTCAGGTAGAAAAGGTTCTGGAATTGTTTGAGCGCGGCTTGCAACGCTATGCGGGTGTGTCCGCTACGCGCGGAGCCAAGGCGCTGGTCACTCTCCAAGTCGGGCAACATGGCGAGCTGTGGGCGCAGGCCATCAATGATGCGTTTCGTATCCTTGGCAAAGATGTGCAGGCGACCATTCAACCCGTGATGCAATCGGTGGCGGATGATGTGCTGGACAAAACCACTACGCTGCTAACGGGTGGTAAGCCATCTGTGGCCTCAAAGCGTGTGATGCAGCAAAGCGTCAACGAAATCGCAACGCAGGTTACGCGGATCAACAAAACCACTCAAACCTCATTGGCGCGGTTGATTTCCAAAGCGATTGACGATGGCAAGAGTCCCGGTGAAGTGATGGAAGAAGTGCGGCGCAAGCTGCCTCAGATTGGAACCAACCGCGTTCCGACTATTGTCCGCACTGAGATGGGTCGGATATCTGACCGCGCGGTGATTCGTTCGATGAAGGACAGCGCTGTGGTGACGCATGTTAGCGTCGAAGGCTGCGAGGCAATCGAGCAAGGCATTCCCACCTTTCGCGGCACGCCGACTTGCAACATCAAGAATGTACCGATTGAGTATGCTGGCGACTTGCAATTCCACATCAATCACACTGGCGCAATTACTGCGAGTGGCTTCCGTCAAGAGAATGGCACCACGCCTGCGCTACCGTTGAAAGGCGGCGAGGGTATTGGTACATGGGAAGATCGTGGTCGCCCCGTGCCTGCCTTTGTTTCCGATGGCGGCCCGCCAAAACCACCCCAAGCCCCACCGCAACCACCTGCGGCACCGATTGCGCCGACGCCATTGCCGCCTACACCACCGCTTGCGCCAGCCGCACCAATGGTTCCTGTAAAACCAAAGCCGACTCCGAAGCCAAAGCCAGTCGTTGCGCCGAAGCCTACGCCCGCGCCGATTCCTGCCGTAGTCGACTCAGTGCCAGAAATTGATCCAGCGCCAGTAATTGCACCAATCATCCCAGACCCAGCGCCAGTAACGGCTGGCACTACGGATCGCACGCCAGCTGGTTATGCTGGATTCCGTGAATCGATGGAGCAAGTTCCTAGCGGGTCGCCTAAAGATGTTAGCGATTTTTACGGCAGACTATTCAACGGAAGTTCCGTACTATCCGCAGAAGATCGTATTACCTTTGCTGATTACATAGAGACACCTGCTTTTTCAGGTAGGCTTAGGACTGGCTTCACTAATAACTTCCAATTACTCGACGACGCGCCAAGGGTACGTGACTTAACCAAGTCGCTATCGACTCGAACCCTACAAAAAGAAACTTATGTTTTTAGAGGTTTGAACCGTGTTGCTGAAATAGAAGACCTCAACGTAGGTGACTACCTGTTTCAAGATAGCTTCATGTCCACCACGCCTAGCATGGACTCCGCGTTTGTTAAGGAGACTGTTAAGTACGGCGGAATAGTGATGCGGATAAAGCTACCTAAAGGCGCTCCCGTAAAATATGTTAGTGGTGCGTCTTCCTCTTCTTTCTATGCAGACGAATTTGAGGCGCTCCTTCAAAGGGGTAGCAAACTAAAGCTCGTAGGAAAGACTCAAAGCAACGGCGTGTCTTACTTGGACTTTGACTTTGAAGGCGCAGACCCCGCTGGATACGACTGGCTTTCAAAACTCAAAGGCGCGATTGTTCCAGATAGCTCTGGCTACCTTTACCCGAAAGAACAGCTAGACAACCTAGTTGCTGCCTACTTTAACGACCTCGTATCACGGGGAGGGCAGCCCTATGACACCTTATCCGCACAGCTTGCGGCTATGCGCGTCAATAAATGGGATAGGGCTGATGTCGTATCCTACCTACGCAAAAGTGGCTGGTCTCCTTACATGACAGAGGCACAAGTACGCGGACTTGGAGCGCCTATTCTTAAAGAGGTCGACGTTGCCCCCCCGTTGCCCGCCTTTTAGGCTATGATGCAATTCACGTAGACAACGGCAGAGACTTTTTGGTTGTTGTTAACAATCGTCACTACAACTTGTTGGATGTCGTAGCAAAAAGGAAAAACGTTTTGGATGATTCATTCAGCTTTCCTGATTGATTTTAACCGTATCTAGGTTATGCTTTTACCCATGAGTGCAGAAACATCCAGAAAGTTTGCGTGGCTCGGTAAAACCATGGTGCTTGACCGCTTGCCAGCCACCAAAGCAACCCGCGTGTTAGACGAAATCCTAGACGCAAAAAGTGAGGAGGATTTTTCTGAGGAAACCCGCGAAGCGATTAAGCAAGGCAGGAAAGAAATGGCCGAGCGTGGCGTCACCTTGTCTTGACATCACCGGCCTGAACTGGCAGCGTTCCCGCCATGCCGTTCAAGTTTCTCGCCGATAAACCAGCCCCTGCTTTCAAGTTCAATCTTGTAAAGCAGCGCGAAGCGCCGCGCCGCAAAGAGCTACCGCTTGCGTCGGAGTCAGCCGCGCCGTTGACGGAAGGCGATTTTGTGACATGGGGCGATGAACTTATCGGGCGCATTGACCACATCATGCCTGAGGGCACGCTTAACTTTGGCGACACCAAACTCGATGCCGCGCCCGACAATCCCGTGGCCTTGGTATCGGTCTGGAAAGATGGCGGCTTTACTGGCGAGGCGCGTGGCTTTTATCTTGTTGGACTGACTCGCGTGGATGCGCCGACTCTTGTGCAATCCAACCAATCCGCCATTTCCCCCGCGCTGGCTGAAGGCAAAGCGGTATTGTTTGAGCATGAAGGCGTCAAAGTCGCTGGCGTAATTGCAAAACTTGCAAATGACGTGGCCTCCGTGCGCTTGGCCATTCCCGATGAAAACGGCCTGCTACTGGCCAGCGATTCTACGGTTGAGCTTGCCGCTGACCGCCTCACTCCTTTCGATGCGCCGTATGTCGAACGCAAGATGGCCGCGTGGCAAACCAATGAGGCGCTGTTGCAAGATGGCACCAAGGGCGTGGCGGTGAAGGATCAAAGCAACCGCGTGGTTGACTATTCGGATGTGATGATTGCGGGCTATGGTTCGACCTTTGCCAATGTCACTGCCAAAGACCGCGACGGCGACACCGTAATGCCCGGAGCGTTTACTGAAACGATTCGTGAGTTCAAGCGCAACCCCGTGATGCTGACCGACCACAAGAACAGCGTGGCCAACATTGCAGGCAGCTACACCGAAGTGATGCAAGATGACATTGGTCTGCGGGTGGTTGGCAAGGTGAGCAATGCGCCTGAGTTGCGCGCGATTCGCTTCCTGATTATGGAAGGCCACCTCAAAACTTTGAGGGCGGGGTGTTCCTTTACGGCCCCGATGGCCACACGATTGAAAAAGTCTACTTGTTTGAAATCAGTCTGGTTGCAATTCCTGCAAATCCTGACGCGATTTTCCAAGCACGCTCGCTCGACTTGGGCAGTGCCTCGAAATTGTTCAAACGCCACTCGGCCAAGCAGTTGACCATTAACGCCTGAGCGCCATGCAATCCGACCTGCTTGTTGACTTCGGAAAACCGATTGGTGCGCTCTTGTGCGCGGGGGCGACCTTGCTGGCGGACACCGCTGCGCTACCCGGATTGCCCGATTGGGTTTCTTCGCTGGGGTTGCCCGTCGCTTTCCTGATTGCGGTGATGTATGCGCTGGCGTCGATCCATGCCGCCTACAAGCAAAGCATGGATGATCGCATCAAAGACCGCGATGAACATGAGTCGCGGATGGATAAGCTGGTTGCCAACATTCAGGAAAGCCGCGAGCGTTTGATTCGTGCCACCGAACAGCAGACTTCGGAGTTTCGGGCGCTGGCAGATGAGATTCGTCGAAAAGGATAGAGGCTATTCTTGACAAGCAAACCCGTGAGTGTCAGGCTGCCTTTGCCCTTGGTGAGGCGAGGTCCTTATGATTATCAAAAAAACAGTTTACGTAAATTCGGCTGGCGTCTTGTCGATCTCTGCCACCGATAGAAATGGATTTCAGCTAGGCGGAGAGCCTCTACTATTTAAGCGCGGCGACACCGTAACGCTTAACGTTATTTTCCTTGATGCAGCCAATGCACCCGTAGCCTTGGCCGATGGCGTTGGGCTGATAATGGCCGTAAAGCCAGTCAACCAATTTGATTCCGGGGTACTGTATGCCTACTCGATGGTGACGGCTGATGGACAGGCCGCTGCTGATGGCTATGACTTTACGTTTGACTTAAACAGCACCGCCTTGGCAGAAGCATTCCGCTTTAATGAGCCGTTTGATGTTGATGTCAGTAGCGTAAGCGGCATGCTTGAGCTATCATGGACGGCCGACGGTGGCGCTACTTATCAATCGACGCAGAATGTCGCGTCGTTTGTCGTCAATAACGACGTCATCCGTGGTACCGAGACTACGCCGCTCGCGCTGCCTTCTCCAGAGAGCTGGCTTAACTTGCGGGCGCTGCGCTTTGATACTATGCTCAGTTTGACTGCAGCGCAAAAGGCACGCGCATTGGCTAACCTTGGCTTGCCTAAGTCAAACTGGAGCGCGACCGATGCGCCCACTGCGGAAGCGGATGAAACGCAAGGCTACGCCATTGGTTCTTTGTGGATTGATACCGCTAACAAAGAAGCCTATCGCTGCATCAAGGCCGATGAAGGCGCTGCCGAGTGGATTGAGACCACGCTGGAAGCCGCTGAGGTGCTTGCAGCAATTTCCAAAACCACCGTTGGGCTTGGCAACGTCGACGACACCAGTGATGCGAATAAGCCTGTTTCGACCGCGCAACAAACTGCGCTGGACTTGAAAGCGCCGCTGGTATCGCCCGAGTTCAGTGGCACGCCCACTGCGCCTACGCCCGCACCCGCTGCCAATGACACGCAACTCGCGACAACCGAATTCGTAAAAGCTGCCTTGGCCGAAAGCGGAGGCGGCGGAAGCTCGCTTAACTTCACTGG